TTCCTATCAGACCATTGGGAGCCCAGTCCGTTACGCGCCAAACCAAGCGCGTAATAGTCTGGTATCTACCGACCCCACGTGGGCTGACAAGGCCATACGTGGGTTGAGATTCACCAAAACCATCCTTACGGATAGAATCGGAGAATAGGGCATAGTTGTCGCCCTCCAACTTTTTAGATTGGAAATTGACAACAGATAGCTTGGCTCGACCGTTTCGATCGAACCTGGGTGTCTTCAGAAGAAGAAACCCGCCATCATCAGTTGAATACCATGGAAGCCATGGTGTCGTACGCTTTGCTCGACGACGCAAGTCGAAGGGTATACAGGCTTCTCCAAAGGAGAAGCAAAGTGACCAAGCGTTTTCGACAACTGAATCCAGAACTAGAGACCCACCGAGACGCAAGCCCCATCTAAAAAGACGGTTTGCAGCTCGAATGGAACTAGGGAGACTTTCGATAGTCTCTTTCTGGTATATCGGTGTAACGTCATGACCATCGAAGAAGTGCTTACCGCACGACTCGAAAAACCTACCTGAAAGGAAGGTTTTGTCAAGATTGGTTTTGAACCCACAAAGTTCAAGAACCTCAATCACGCGATTGGCGTGACACTGGGGAACGATTAGATCGTCCCCGTAAACACCGATAAGGCCCTCAGCGTCCTGACTCTCGTCCCTAATCGTAGCCCACAGAAGTGAGTAGAAGATAAGGGATTCGAGTTCGAAGGTGTACCCATTTCCCATTGCGGAAAATTTGTGAAGGTACACCTCTTCTCCATCGATACTCGTGTGACTGGTGCGTAGGTCCGAAAGGACCTTAAACCAGTCTGGAGGTAGAAGGAGACGAACGAGCTCATGAGATATGGTATCACTGGCTTTCGCCAGATCGATAGTCGAAAGACCCGCCTTTTGGGCAAGTGATGCGAGTTCCTGATTCCTCGATTGATCATCAAGGTTGATACCGGAGCGACGCAGACGAGAGCGGATCATTCCGCCAACGCCCTTTTGAAGAAAAAGGTTAAACGTTGGTTGGATGTCAATAGCTCTCCGCGTTTTCCAGTCTTTGGGAACAGTAGTAAATCTACTGCACCTAACTACCTGGAACTCAGTGGCAAGTGGCGAATTTTCTCCTACGGGGAAACCGTGACGAGCGCTGGACCACGAAGTGTTCCAGCGCAAGTACGCGGCCGCGTAGGGAGAGGCCAGCTGCGTGACGCTCAAAGTGGGCTCAAGGATCTTTTTGTCCCTGGTCGAAGCGTCGGACTTTAGAGTCGACGTCGTACCAGGCCCCCAATCGCAACGCAACGCGAATTCGTTGAAATCAAAATCACCGAGAATGCGGGAGATTTTTCGTCTAGCATCGGAAATGATGCTTTCGACGCCCATTACTGGGATCCCGCATTTAAACTTGTGATTGACCAAGCGAACCGCATTCTCCGTTTCCTTAAACGAAGTTATAGCCTTCTTGGTTAGCTCAATAGGATCAGAAGATCCTTCAAATTTCGAG